TCCCATTATTCCGCCCGAAATATCCCGCGGCCAGCACCAATACCGCGACGTCTCTGAAGTGTATTTAACTCATTATTTATATCGACAACAAAATCATTTTTTGTGCCATAAGGTGTTGTAATGTTTACATTAACAATTGGCGTTGCAGTATTATTACCAAGTGTTCCTTGATCTGCAACATTAGCTGAAGCAAGAAGTGAAATAGTCGGACTTGAAATACCTAATTTATTTTGTTTTTTAAGATTAGCATCAATTGCTGCTGCGGTTGCTTTTGCTTCAATTTCTGCAGTCATAAGTGTTAGACCATACTTCTTGAGCATCGCGTTAATAATCTTTTGCTCAGTTGTAAGTTCTTTTTTCTTAGAATTGTTTAACTTATCTTGAGCTGTTTGTAATTTCTTTAAAATTGCATCAAGTGTATCATTTGTACCAGATACTGTTTGACTTTGTAAAACTGTTCCGGTTGACATTTGATAATTACCAAGTGGTTTTTCTGCAGCTTTCATTAATTTCTTTTTCTTTGCATTTTGCGCACCAACAGTTCCAACGGGATAACCGCCTTCTGTTGCACTTGATCCTGCAAGACCGAGTACTGCACCAATACCGAGAAGTACTTTGCCCCACTTTAGTAAGAAACCTGCTGCAGTTTTAAACCGAGCGGTTGCTGCGGTTGCACCATCAGCGCTTATTGTAATAAGACCAAACGTTATAGCAATACCTTGCAGTGCTTTAATAAATAAATAAATTTTTGATGTTGCCCATATTGTGGCAACTAACGCTGCAAATGTTTTAATCAAACCAGTATTATCTAAAATCCACTGACTAAATGATACAGCGGCAATAGTTAAATTTATTGCTGCATTTGCTGCTTTTTGCAAACCATCAATTAAACCTTGTTTATTTTCTTTAATCCAATTTTCAATTTGTGGTAAAACTTTTTTCTGTAATGTATCGGCAAATTTTTCAATAACTGGTAATAAAGCATAACCAAGTGTTTCAAGTACTTCGCCGAAACGAATACGCATAATTTCAAGACGATACTCGAGCGTATTAGCTCGCGACGCTGCAGCACCTTGCGTCGCTTTTTGAACTTCTTCCATAATCTTGGCAAAATTCTTTGATTTCAAAGTAGTCGCATCAAGACTTGGTACAAGTTTTTGTAAACTTCGGAAATTACCTTGAAGTGCTCGCGTAACGGCAGATGTCGCAGTACCAAGATCAGCTCCAGAAAATGCTGATACATCAAGTGCGATACCAAGCAAATCTTGCGCGGCTGTTACACTACCGGTTACTGCGGCAAGTTTAGATAAAGCTGGACGTAGTTCATCGTCCGCAACACCGACTTGTACTTGTAATTTAGAAATATAATCTTCAACAGCAGTAATTGCTGCGTTAGTTGCTCCAGTTGTATTACGAAGACTATTAGCTAATAAAACTTGGCTTTTCTGATCCGCAATTGCTGCAGCAACAGCATCTTTGCCAACTTTAATTGCGAATGCGCCAACAGCTGCAGCAGCAAGACCAAATGCTCGCGTAGTATTCCTTGCAAAATCGTCAAACTTTTTACCAAGTTTAGCAATGTCCTTTTGCGCAGCTTTTGATCCCTTGTCTGAATACTGCGTAAGTATTCGCGCAACTACAGCACCAATTGCCATTATTCCGCCTTCCCAGACTTATCTAAATTTTTTTGTAATTCTTGTTTAGCTTCTTCTAGTGCATTAACAACAGCTTTTTCAATACGAGGTTTTTGCTGATCTACTACGCGCCAAACAAGACGCGATGCTTTGCCAAACCAATTAAGTTTAGCAATAAATGATCCTTTATTACTTCTGCGACCGGCAATTTCAAATATAACGCCGGCAGCAGATTTGTTTAAGAGTGCTCCAGCGCTCGTGGTGTAATCGCGACGCACTTTACCTTGAGCACGACTTTTTTTGATGTTTGATTTGATAACTGATTTATCAAAACCTGGCCAACCTTTACCACCACGAGATCTTCCGTTGCTAACATCATATGGTTTCCAATTTCGCATCGGCGTATCCGTCGTTCGACTTTGGATTTTGTCCACAAGATCATGAGCAGCCCGTTCTGCTGTTGTTAATTCAGTATTGACAACTTTATTGAAACGACGAACTGCCCCTTTATCAAATTCTTTTAATGCATTAAGCGTTTGTTCAATGCCGGTTAAAACGACAGTAGCTTGTTCGTCAGCCATTGTTTGCCTTGGCTTTCTGTTTTAAATAAATTGTAATTGCCTCAAGTATTCCTTCGGGTGCATCAAGTAAATCAACCGGAGAAATTCCCGTTTCCACCGCGATCGCGGCAACTGCGTAAGTTAAGCTGTCGCGGTGGATCCGAAATTTGGGTCGGCATCCAATTCAGCCGACACGATGGTGTCAAGAAAATCTGGACCAAAAGGTTTAACAATTACATTATTAAGTTGCATGCATTTCCACGCTAACCAGTAAATATGTTCAATCTTTTGTTCTTCGCCAATAAGTTTTGGCAACCCTTTGCCAAATTGCTGCTCAAAAGCAACAATAGCTCGTGGTGTTAACTTATATACGTTTTCTATTCCATCATTTGTTTTTACTTTAACGGTTAAACCGTCCATATTTCCCCCTTAGTTTATTAGGATTTTGTAATTGCTCCAGAAATTGGCCAAGTTACACTTGCCGTTGCAAGTTCTCCGACCTATCCGCCGAGTGGGGTCCATTCTGATACAAGCGCAGAAAACGCGTATGCAGGTGATGATCCCGAAACTGGACGCACAGTCATTGAAACTGCAGTTCCTAGAGTTGGGTAAATTGTAGCTTCAAGCGCGCCCGAAGCATAGTCTTGATTAAATTCAAGAGCAATTGAATTATCTGCTAAACCAGCAACTCGGGTTCTAGCAGTATTTGTAAATGAAGTGGTTTCTACAACATCAAAAGTTGAAGTTAGTGTTACCGATGTTACGTATTGAGAAATATCGGTTGTACCAAAAACAACTTGAGCATTTGTTAATACAATGCGTGCCATATTATGAAACCGCCTTTGTAATTGCTCCAGAAATTGGCCATGTTACACTTGCAGTAGCGAGTTCTCCGACAGCGCCAGCGAGTGGAGTCCATTCGGAAACCAAAGCGGTAAAGCTGTAACTAGGATTATCTGCTGCTGTTGTTGATCCATTTGGTTTCACAACAACTGCTGTTGTTGATCCAAGTAATGGATAAATTGTTGCTTCTACGCTTGAAGTAGCGTAATCCTGATGAAATTCTAATGCAACAGAATTATCTGCTAAACCAGCAACGCGAGTACGAGCAGCTGTTGAGCTAAATGCTGTTGTATCAACAACATCATCAGTTGTTGTAAGAGTAATGCTTGCAATGTGATCTGAGAGGTTTACTCCGTTAATCGTTACATAAGCATTAGTTAGGACGAGACGTGCCATTATTTCGCGGCTCCTTCTTGTGCTGGTGTTGTTACTTTGTTACCCGAAATATGTCCGCCAGCAACAAGAGCGTTGATGTTAAGACCTGCTTCGAGTAATTCTTTTTCGGTGACTTGATCACCCTGTTTTTTTGTTCCAATTTCGCAATTATGCGAAGCAATAACGTATGACATTTATTCTCCTTGTCCCCATACTGTTACTCTGTATCTGTAAGACATATACTCAACATCAGCAGCCTGATAAACACCAGATTCAGCACTTGTTACGCGCAGCGTATTACAAGCGCCATCTAAAGTTTGATCCGATTCGATAGCTGCTTTTATTGAATAATTACCTGATCCGGCTAAATATTGATCTAACGCATCTTGACCGGTACGCTCACTAAAACGTTGAACTATGATAAGCACGTCAACGTAAGCAAGATCAAGACCCCTTGAGTTATTTATATCAAAAGTAATGTCAAGTTGACCGACTACAGCACAAGGCGGCGTCACAACGTCAGGTATTGTGTCATAAATACGCAAACCTTTGATTGTGGCTAAATTCTTTTTTAATCCTTCACGAACTTTGCTAGGAAGCATTAGTAGGCCAAACCATTCATTTTCTTAAACGGACGGACCAAAGCTTCAACATCAGGATCAAGGCGAGAACTGAGACGCACGGTTCCAATATCGACGGAACCCGCAACACCAAACGGTGATTGCTTGCGCACAAACAAACGCGACGCTTGTAGCTTAGTTGCCATTTGGATTTCGTAAGGAATCGAAGACCAACCCCAGACACCGCTAATGCGCAGTGTTTGTGGCAGTTGAGCTGGGAAAATATAGGAACCAATTGCTAAAACGCGGGTATAAGGCCAACCGCGACGAGGATTATTAACTGGTTCAACCATATAATCCGATGTCGACCATACAGTTGAATAAACTTGGTCAAAATTATCATCGGTTGCAATTTGTGAAATTGAAATAAAATCATCAGTTGCGCAAGTCCACCAGTCAAGAGGCGTAAAATAACGGGTTACTGGCGCCTGCGTTGTACCGTCCTTATAAAAGAATCGACCAGTGTAATCATCAATCATTCGACTTGCGGCAAGGATTGCGGCCTCGATCGCGGTGTCGTCATTAATGTCATTGATCGCTAATGCGTCTTTTACGTCTGACAGCGTGCAATAGCAATTTATTAGTGCCACGCTTTATCCTCTTCTCTGCTTTTTGTTGGACTGCTCGTTCAAGATCAGGCTCAAGTGAGGCTGTCTCTTTAATTATTCTTTCCATGCTAAATGATGCCTTTCATCAAGCCAGAAACTCTTGTTGTGCGGCAATATTGCACCGGTGTGAACATAAATTGGGAAACCTAATTGTTTAATGCGTCTACTAAATAATAAGTCTTCACTGATCCAGTTGCCATTAATCGGTCCGTCCCAGAACCAACACCAATCTTGACCTTGATTAGGGTCTGCAACTTCGCGCATCTTTTCTAGCACGCTTCTATGGATCAGAACGCAACCTGTACCGCACGCATCAATCTCAAATAATGAATTTCTATCGTATTTGTATAGCGGTAAAAAGCCTTCGGGTGTATCCTGAAATATTGCCGGTAATGGCTTCGGATACAAGTGTTTATGTGCGTCAAACGCAGCAAATACTAAACCCGATACAACCGGTCTGTCCTTATCGTGAGCTGCGTTAATAAGTAAATCAAATGTTTCAGTCGTCAATTGTTCGTCGACATCAATCATTAAAAGCCAGTCAGAATCTGTATTATCAAGAAAAGCTTTAACAACACGGTTACGCATCTTTGAGAGTAAACCTGATCCTTTAATTCTTACAAAAGGTCCAAGTTTATCCCGGCGATCCTGACATAGTTGAAACATGCGATACGCCCAAGCAGCGTTGACTGTTCCAGGATCACACGCACCAATAGAAACTTTGTGTCCGGTTTTCATATTTCCCCCTCTTAGAGGTGCAGAGCGAATAAGTCGGGGGAATCTTATCCGCTCTGCACAATGTCTAAGTTAACTTAGAACGACGGAGCTACCAAACCAGTTCCGCTGATGATTGAGGCTGCTGCTGGGTAACGCTCTGCGGTAAACGCGGCGTAACCGTAGACAACAGTCTTAATTGTCAAGCTGCCAGGAGCAGTTGCATCGAAGCGTAGTGAGAATGGAGCGCCTGCTTGCTCCCATAGGTGCATTTCGCGAGAATCAACCAAGTAAATTTCATCTTGGTTTGTCGCTGCGCCGTAGGTTGTGCCAACGTTTGCATCAGCAATAATTGGAAGACCAAGTAGTTGGTATCCACTGTTTGCGTACTGTGCAACACCAGCACCTGTACCGACTGCATTGAATGGACCGTTAGCAGTTGGAACAACTACTGGACGACCTGCAGTATCAGTTGCCGCAAGCAAGAATGCTAGACGACGTGGGTGCATAATCCAGTGAGTTGGTGTTGTGAACACGTTGCTCTGGACCTGCTGTAGTGCATCTGCGAGCTTTGGATATAGCAACGCGACTGTTGGTGTGGTTGCTGTGAAAGTTACAGCGTTTCCACCTGAAGCGCGGATGCCCTTGATCTGACCGTTTGAGCCAGTT